CTGCTAATTTTGCGATCTCAAAAGTAGTCATGTTTCCAGTCATTTTGCTTAATTCTGGATTTAAAACTTTTTCTGATCCGTCTACACGAACAATATATCCGTCTTTTCCGCTTAAATTTGGATTTCCGAGTGATTCTGCTATCGTTCTTTCTGTTCCAGTATAGAATGTAGGCAATGAGTTAATAAACGCGTTTAAAACAGAAATATCAGAAATTGTTTTAACTATTGGATTTCCTTCTTTCTTTTCTACATTACTCAAGTAAGAAGAAAAAACAGTTTCTGCTAATTTAATTCTTTCTTGTTTTTTTAATTCATTTGCCTTTTTTTTGTTCGCTTCAGCAGTCATTTTTTCATTTTGGGCAAGTGATTTTTCCGCAGTAATATTTCCATTAACAGCCATTTGTTCCAGAAATTGTTTTTGCTGATTCAAAGCATTCAACTCTCCGTCTATTTGTTCAACTTTTTTCTGGCTTTGTTTGATGAAATAATCAGAACTCATTTTTGCCAACTGATTTAATTGATCAAACATTTTCTTTTGATCTTCAACTTTTTTATCTGCCTTTTCTTTTTCATCAGAATTTAATTCTGTTGATCTTCTTTTTAAAGCTTCATAAACTCCGTCGTTATACTCTTCAATTTTTTCGTTTTTATCTTTTTCAATTTGTAAAATTTCATCTGCTGTTTTTTCAGTTTCAATTTTCTTTTTTAGTTCGGTATCTTCTTTCGATTTTAGAAGTTCTTGATCAAGTACTTTTTCCTGACTCGCAAAATTATCAAGTATCTTTTGTTTCGCTTCAGCTGTCAATCCTTTTTGAGCAAGTAAAGTATCGCGTTCAAGTTCCAGTTCTTTTCTTTTTTCTTGAACTAATGCTTCATACTCTTTTTGTAATTGATCAATTTTAAAAATTAAATTTTCTGAAGCTTGTTTTTTTCGTAGATCTGTTTCTTCTTGAAGTAATGATTCCAATTTATCAACATTAGCTTCACCAGTTGTTTCAGCAAGTTCAATCTGTTTATCGTATTCAGCTTTTACTTCGTCAACTTTTGAATCAATAATTCGATTGTTATAAATATTATCAAGTTCATTTAATAGTGAAGATTGTTCTGAAATAGTTTTATTTATTTCTTTGAACTCAGTATCAAGATTTATAGTTTCTTTTTTATTATTTACTTTTGATTTAGTATTATCATTTTGTTCATTTGTATTTGCTTTTACTTGTGATTTATTATCCTTTACAACTTCAGTATTATCATTCAAAGCTTTTGAATACTCATTTATTTTTACTTTTTGAGACTTCAGATTTGCTTGTAATTGGGCAGTAACATCTTGAACACTTGCACTATCTTTTTCGCCAGTGAAGAAAGTCACCCAGCTTTTATCGCCTTCAATTTTATTTTTATCAGCAATTTCCTTAACCTTCTTGAATTGATCTGACCATGCTTTTGTTCTTTCTTCAGCAGTTTTTGCATTTTTGATTCTTTTATCTAAATTTGATAACTCTTTTAAATCTTGTTCAGTATTTTGTTTTCTTGATTTGACTAAATCAATATTCGACTTGAGTTGTTTAGTAGAAATTTCTGAATTTTTTAATATCTGTTTATTATATTCTTGTTGTGAAATTTTCTTTTCATTCAGATCACGATTTAATTGTGAATCGGCAAGTTCTTGTTTTTTTCTGATCTTATCAATATTAGCAGTAGCATTACGCATCGCGCTATCTGAAGCCTTTTCAAGTCTTGCCATATCTTCGCGTGCCTGACTTGCTCCTGAAGCAATATCGTAAAGAGCTTTGACTAATTCAATTGCCAGTTCAATAGCAATAGCAAAACCAATTGATTTCATTGCAGTACCAAGAGCTTTTGCACTTTGACTCGCACCCTCTTGAGCTTCACCTAAAGCTCTTGTACCAGTTATAGCGTTCTTCATAGAACCTAATAACTCTTTGAATGAAGTGTTTTTTAATTTTGTAATTAATAACTGGGCTTTTTCAACTGCAATTAATGTCGCATATCCAAGTGCTAATTTTGTAACTACATTTAAAATAGTTCCTAAATTTCGACCTAAAAAACCAATCGTTTCAGTCAATACAGCACTTGCTCCTGTTCCTGAAGAAAAAGATAAAACAACTTCGTCCCAGCCACCTTTCAATTCAACTAATGCCTGATTTAAAGTTTTAGTTCTATCTTCAGCTTGTTTGGTAACCGTTCCGTTGGTATCCATGTTTTTAGTTAGTTCTTCAATGCTATCAATATTCATCAATAGATTTTTAGCACTTACTACATTTTCAGTTCCAAATACTTTAATTTGTGCGGTTTCATCTTTTAAAATAGGGCTTAATGCCTTCAATCTATCAGCAAAAGGTATAGAAGTATCAGCAAGTTTCTTCATATCAATTCCAAGTCCTGAAAGCATTTCTTTTGCTTCTTTTGGAAGGGCATCTGGTGCTGATAATTTCAACATTACATTCCTTAATGCGGTACCAGCTTCTGCACCCTTCAATCCTTTTGAAGCCAACATTTCAATCAATGCGGTTGATTCCTGAATTGATACGTTTGAAGTTTTAGCTACTGCACCAAATTTTAATAATGCTTCAGTCACTTGTGGGATTTCAGCCGCTCCAAATAAGGCACCATTCGCTAATACATTAATGAATTCGCCAGCCTTTTCCGCTGGTGCTCCAAATTGATTTAAAGCATCTGTCAAAGCTGTGGCAGAAGTTGGTAAATCCATTCCTGAAGCCTTTGATAGTTTGATAGCAGATTCTGTTACAGCATTCAATCCTTCAGCATTTGCTAATAATTCAGGTTTAGCTGATCCTATCAATTTATAAGCTTCAATAACATTTTTTGCACCACCTTCAACTCCTTTGCCAAGTTCAATAGCTTGTTTTTTGAAGAATTCCAGATCTTTACCACCAGCTCCAGTAATTGAAACAAGATCTGCTATTGATTGATCAAAGTCAATTATCGTACTACCAGCACTTCTGATCACATCACCAACTCCAAAAGCAAGACCTAACATTCCAAGTCCTTTGCCAAGCTTATTTATTGCGCCTTCATAATTTCCAACATTACGAAAATTATCACCAACTTGTTTATCCAGTTTTTTTAAAGCTTGATCACCAGATTGTGCTTGTCTTGTTACGTTCTTAAATTGTTTTTCAAGTTCAAAAAATTCTTTTGTGTTTTTTTTTCCGTCTTGTTCTAATATTAGAAGTTCAGCACCTAATTGTTTAGATTGATTTTTGAGTTCTCTGGTAGCCTTTTCAAGTCTCTTGTAAGCATTTGCTTCATCGTCTAAATTCTTTTGCTTTCTCGCATCAATTTTAGCTTGTTTTTCATCGTCATTTATTTTTGATCTTGCTGTTTTTATTGCTTGATCCTGAACTTTTAATTTTTCTTTTTCAGTCTTCAAAAATTCCGCTTCAGCTTTCGCTTTTAATGCATTTGCTTTTTCAAGTTCTTGCATCACTTTTGCTTGTTCTTTGCTTAATTGGGTAGCTGTTTTCGTTGATTTTATAAATTCGTTCAACTCTTTTGTGGTTCCAAATTTGGCTGAACTCATTGCGGTTTTAATGGTTGTTGCCATTTCTTTGAACTGATCGTTCATTTGTTCCAACTTATCAATTGAATCACTCGCAGATTCAATCAGATTTTTGAAAATATTATCTTCAACTATATCTGTTCTTTTAATTTGCTTTGCCATACTCTTCTAAAATTATAAAATATTCATTCAATGTAATTACCTTCCAATCTAATCTGTAACCAATCCATTTAGATAAAAAAATCAATGATTTACTTGTTGTCATATCGTCATTTTCTTTTTTTGCTAAAAGTTCCAGATTATGTTTTTCTACTTCAATCTGAGTTTTTTTAAACTCGTCTCCTGAAATAATGTATTCACATTCCAGAACGGTTTTTTTTCTCATCACTTCCAGAAATTTCTTATAAGTTTTGCCTAACCCTCTTTTATTTAAATAATCATCAAATAGATCGTTCCATGCTTGGTCAACTTCATTTTTTGGATAAGTTAACGATTGATCTTTCTGTAAAAAATTCATATTTCCGTCATTGATTTGAACCCAGTTATATAAGGGTATTTCATCAATTGATTTGTAAAATTTTTCTGACATATTTAATATATTTTATTTTTAATTCATCAACTAATTTGTCTGAATTTTCATCAGTTAAACCAACTATTCCTTCACCAAGCCATTTAAATAAATCAGTAACAATTCCAGTTTCTTGATCCTTTTTCAATCCGTCACCATCAATAACGAAAAAATTAGTCAGAACATCAATAAATAAGGATTTATAAAAAGCTCCAGTATCTTTTAAAGTATAAGGAGTTCCAGCAATTTTTTCTGGATTGATCATTTCAGTCCATTCAGAATACAAACCCATAATATCACCATCTTCGTCAATTCCTTTTTGTAACTGATCGTTTCTGATCCAATCAAGTATTTTATTTTTTAATTGTGTATCAAATGATTCAAACCAAGCAATTGAATCAAAAAGTAATTTTGTCCTTTTCAATAAATCACCCAGATCATTATTTGTAAAATCAACCATAATTCAAAGGTAAAAAAAAAGGAGTGCATTAGCACTCCCTTCTTTTTTAAAACTTCAATCCTATTATAAAGGAGTACTTAATTCACCTACATAACCAGATTTTTGAACCTTCAATAACAATGGAGTTAATAAAGTTTGAGTAGCAAATGTCAATGTGTAACGATTCGCAAAAGCTCCAACTCCAGCAGTAACGTTTGTAATCACAATTGCTACCCCAGTAGTTGCATTCTTCAAAGTAAAATCAGCAAGAACTAAACCAAGTACTTTAATTGGATTTAAAGCTGTTCCATAATCTAATTCAGCATTTACAACTAAAGAAGTTACTGTTGAAGATACTTTAGTCAATTCAACGTCCAAAAGTCCTTCGAATTGATTAAAATCACCTCCTAACTCGCTACCAGTAACCAACCACATTGTTGATTCATCAAACAATCTGTAAAAATCAAATGATACCATAATTTTCTGAACCGTTGTATCGGTTGCAAACATCATTTTAGCATCAAACGATTGGTTATCTACTGGAATAGGATATAACTTGGTGCCCTCTTTTGATCCAACTAAACTACCATTTACATCAATAACATAAATCCCAAATTCAACACAACGATTGTCTTGAATCTTACCAAGTAGTTGCGTAGAACCATTCCATAATTCGCCAGTGAATGATCTTTTACCTTGTTTGATAAATAATTTCCTTCCAGAAGGTGCTTCTTCAAATGTTGAATCTGCTTTTGGAAGTTCAACTTTTTCAAATACTGGTAAAGGAAACCATCTTTTTGTAGCATCTGATTGATTGATCAAAGCGGTAATTGAAGCGATTGTTGGTGCTGATGTAAGATCCAAAAAGTTTCTTGCTCCAGTAGAATCTTCTAAAGGCACCATAATTAATTTGCTGGTAACTGATTGAAGAGTTACGCAGTTTGGAGTTCCAGTATTTGAAAGTCCAGATTCACATTTACAACCTAATGACATTTTTTTTAAATTTTAATGATTAATAATTAAGGGGTAGAATGATCTACCCCAAGTAAATAAATTATGGTTTTAATAAAGCAGATTTAGCAGTAGCAAAAGTCCCTTTAACAAATGCACCATAATGGTTAGTTTTTACATAATGAGTAGCACGAGCTTCACAAAGGATTGTAACTAAATTTTTGGTAAAATCATCGTTTACAGATCCTACTTGAATGTTCATATCTTCACGAATTCTTAAGTTTGATTTAGTAAAATCACCAAGTAAGAAAGTTCCAACAGCTATACCAGTATTTGAAATAATTTCAATACCATTATATCTTTTTACTCCATTAAGATCAGTGTAAATCATTGGCATTGTATATTCGCCAGTAGAAGTTTTTGTTACATCGAATTTAGCAATATCAGTTGGGTGCATGATAATATAATTCACTTGAAACAATGCAGATTCTACTTGTTGAATTGCTACTCTTAAAACATCAAGTTCATTTGCGAAAGGAATAGACAAAGCAAATCCAGTAGCACTAAATGTAACAGCATTTTGCAAGATACCAATCAAGTTATTTCCAATTCCGTCTCCAGATAAAATTTGTGAATCCAATTTTAAAGCAACCAATTCCATTAATTCAGTATTGATTTCTTTTTGCATGAATGGTAAATCTTGAATCATTTCCTTTGATACCTTGATGAATGCTGTAATTTTTTGAGTCACAGCTTGACGTTCAACTAAATCAAAATCTTGTTGAGTCTTCAAAGCACCCTCAGCAGTCATTCCAGCTTCGTTAGGATCTGGATTTGCTTGTTCAATGTAAGTGATATACTTTGATAAAGTTACCCCAGCGTTCACAATTTGACGTAAAAATGGTACCCTTCTTACGATTCTTGTTACTCCTTGTTCAAGTTCAGTCAATGCTATTACTCCACCAGAATAATTTCCATTGATAGTCATTGTTCCAGCAACTTTAACATCTAAATCAAGAACACCAGAACTTGTTGATTTTTCTTTGATTTTATCCAAATTATCAGAATAAGCTTTAAAAATAGCATCACCAATATTTTTGAAAGTACCTTCACCAACAATTTTACTTTCTTTCATTCCTTCAACCATTCCTTCTAATTTAGCAAGTGCTGTTTTCAAATCAGAATTATCATTTTTTTGAATCATTTCAGTCATTTCTTTTTTTAATGACTCTAACTCTGTTTTATTTACAGAATTGACAGTTTTTTCAGAAATAATCGTGTTAAATTTTTCGATTACTTGCTCTGGTGTTAAATTTTCCATTTTTTTAATTTTTTTGTTTTTAATTAATAAATATTTGTTTTATTTATTGCGTTAGACTTTATATCCTGAGTGAAATACGGCTCACTATTTTAAGTTAACAATTGCAATTTTCTTTGTATTTCTGCAGATTTATCTGAAGAACTAAACCTGATAAATTAGCATCAAGTATATTTTTTTCAAATCCTTGCGCAGATTCTGTTCCAAACCTACTAAAATATTTTATTTTTTCGTTATCTAATGTCTTAAAAATTCGATTTTTTTTAATAACATTAATAAATTCATCTTTCAAAGCGATCATTGGTTGTATTACTTCCCTCTTGTGATCCGCAGTATAATAGTTTTTTATATCTGTTTCATCTAAAAAAAAGATTTTACAATCAACTGATCTTTCAAGCGATTGTTCCCTTCCGTAAATCGTTTCATCAAATGAATCAAGCAACCAGATCAATGGTAATTTATCTTTTGCGAAATTAGACACTTTATTCCATTCAAGATTAGTAGCAATCTTTGTTCCAGTAATATCAAACGGACTATTAACAAATGCTTGATCAAAAAAAATATTTCCTTTTACTTTTATAAAATTACCAACAGATACTTCTTCAATTAAATTATTGTAAATAGTACCACCACTTTTCAATCCTAAAGTTTTTCCAGATCTTGCCCATTTAGTATTACAAGTAAAAATAATCGTGGAGTTTCCACTTGATAATTTTGAATCAATAACGATTTCATTATTGATTTGATCAACTAAATTGTTAAATATTTTACTAAATTCGATCATAACCAATATGCGTATTGTTTAGATTGACCCCTGAATGAAGGGTAAGATCCTGAGTTATAAAGTATGTAATCTTGTATTGCTTGATAAGTCTTCACAGCATCGTTATATTTCCCATACAAAGTTAGCATTGCTCCGCTTGAATTTTCGCTTTTTTGGGTAACATTTCCAGCTAAAGTATTTGCTGTTATGAAGTCCTTTTGGTATTCAAAATAAATAAAGCCAAGTAACATTTCTTTTATTCCATAGGAATAAAGTATAGTCCAATATTGAAAACCATCTTGATACTGAAAAGGATCGTATAAGAATTTAAATAAAGGATTTAAAGGAATATGATTTGGTTGTGCATTAGCATCTAAATAATAAGCATTGTATAATTCAACCCCAAATAACTCAACCAAGTATCTTAGTTCATAACGATCAATGTAAGCATTAATATTACCTACATCGTAAATCCCTTGATGTATTTCAAACTTTCCAGTAAAATCTGAAGCATTAACATAAAATCCCATAATTCTGTTTTAAAAATATATTAACGAACTCTCCAGATATTTCATGCTTTTGATTTCGTAGATCTTTTTCTGGAAAATTTTCATTAAAAAGAAATAAATAGTTTTGCTTTTCATTTATTTCAAGAGTTATTTTTTTTTCTTTTTTCGATCTAACTATTTTTTTTTCGTCCATTTTATTTGATATTATTTAAAACTTGATTCCAATTAAAACTTATTTCAGGAATTTTTACTTCTTGTTGATTTATAATAATTTC